CTTGTAAGTCTGGAACTACAACAGTTCTTTTCATTCATCCTCATCGTCATACCAGTCTGGCTCTGGGATATTTGGGTTAATTGGGTTAGGCAATATCCATTCAGGATATGCGTTCTTCTCAACTATGATGGCAAGTGCCAAATCAACTGGGAAACCTGCGCGGCGCAATGCACGATACATTTCATGCACACCAATAGCCCACGCGTCTAGTTTGGAATAACCTTCATTCACTAGCTTCTGAGTTGCTTTTCTTGCCATGTGTAAATTGTCACCTCTCCAATAAAGAAATGATTGTTTCGACACGCCCTTCAAGTCGATTCAATCTGTCATTCATCGATGAACCACCATTAGGTTTTAGTTCATTTAGGTAATGCTTGACTAGCCAGCGGACTGATCCTGCAAAGCCAGTAACGATAGAAATAACTGCAACTGCTAGAGCCGCCCAGTTAAGGGCGTTCATTATGCGATTTGCTCGTCTGTAGGGTCAAGGTACTTGACAACAGGAGCAACTAAGGCAGAAGCAAGGACTGCATATTCCGGACGGATGTCTGCAACTAATGCAAGTCCTAAAGTGATTGCTGATATAGCAACTGCTTTTAAGTAAGATTTAATTGCATTCTTTGTGTTTTTAGTTATTTTCATTTCCTGCTCCTAACATTGGGATTTCGAACCACGAACCGTTTGAATCGCCCTTTTTAGTAAAGCTAATATGGATATGTTTATCGTGGCGATTAATGCCAGAATAAGTTCTCCAACGCCAAAGTGATTTAGCTGAGGAAATCTTTCCTGCGAAGATGACATAGGAAATTCGCTTGTCCTTCTTGGCGCATAAGCGTATTTGGTCGGCAAGATAAGCACCTGTGCTGGGGCGTGAGTCGAAGTCTTTATCCACATCAATAGCCCTGACGATTCCGTTAATCGGATCGGGATTGTGGTCACTCTTACGATTGGAGTGTGCGGCATCGCCTATCCAGCCATCAGACTTTCTATCGCGGTCAGGAAACGAATCATCAATCTGCTCACGAAGTTGTTGCCCTGCTTTACAGAGTAGAGGCTTCATTACGAGCAATCATTTCATCATAAGTTGATTTAGCCATTGATAATGAAGTGTTGTTTTCTTCATCCAATAATAAAATCATTGGTACACCCGAAAGGCTTGTGTATTCTTCAATTTTCATAATTATAACTCCGCCGTAAATCCTAGATAAGCCGATGAGGAAAGTATTCTTGCACCGCCGCCAAAACCTGCTGTACCACCGCTACCAACTACAAATTGAACAAAAGCATTGTTTCTATTTGGTGTATCTAAAATAGGAACAGCGCTGCAAGTAATTGCTGTTGCTCCAGAATAAACACCATAATTTGCTGCTGTTCCTGATGTGTCCATAGCAGAAGGGTACGTTCTCATTGATACTGGAAACGGAACAGTTCCATAAGCATTGTTCGCGTTAATCCACCAAACATTTGCTACAAAGGGTGTTCCTGTGGACTCACCTAAATATCTGTAATAATACCTTTGACAAGCAGCCAATTCACCTTGAATAGTTCCTGTTGCAGTTTGGAACGCTGTGGCTGTTGAGCCTGCCTCTAATTGTAATCCCCAGATGTCTATTGTTGGAGTTGTGCCAGATGGCAATCCTAATTGTATTTCTAGTGCGCTAGATGTACCAATAGTCTTACCTGAAATGCTTGGCATTGAGATTGTAAAACTAAAACGCTGCCAAGAAGTTGTAACAGATGCGCTACCTGTAAATCCTGTATTGACATCGCCAGAACCACCTGAGCCAAAATATTGGCGAGCAGTAGCGGTTACGGTTCTTGCGCTATCTGCTTTAAGCCATACTGATAAAACTGCTGATTGACCAGCAAGAGTTCTTACATCTTCAATACGCTGATAAATTAGATTTACAGTATTGCTTGTACCTGCAACAGTTTGTGCATAACGAAAGAAATTTGCTCCCTCGTAACCTGCAACTGGCGCTGTGCCTGGTGTAAAAGTCTGTTGGCTAATTGTTCGCGTTGCGCCTGTGCCATCATAATAAATTGCATATCGGTCTAATAAGTAAGCAAAATTGGCAGGATTGCTAAAGGATGTTCCACGCTGAGAAACGCGCATATCACCATTTATGATTTTATTCTTTCCAGCATAAAAGTTGTTTGTTTGACCGATAAGGTTAATCGTGCCATTGGTATCGTTAATGTCCGATGCGGAGAAAACATCTCCGTTCGCGTAAGTAGTCTTTGCTGGTAATCCGACAGCCATTAGCACACCTCTTTCATAGGGTCAATTCTAGTACATAACATCGAGTAAAGGTTCCTGTGTAGCGATTGTGGTTGTCCAAGTGTTAGGGGTGATGTTGTGAGCAATTCCCTGCACTTGGAGTTTCTTCTGAATAGTTGATCCACCAGGTTGCTCATTGGTGATGTCTACTGTGTTGAAGAAGTCAAGGCTTAGAGCTGCTGTAATGCCTGCTGAATATGATGGAGTCATTAAATCTAGGGTTATTGTTTCAATGCGGATAGAAGTTTCTTTACGAGAATCGACATAAGCCGTTGCAAGGCTTAGGGCGTTAGCATCTGTCTGCATGAGCATATCTGTAGCTGTGATGGATCGTGTGAAGTATTGAGCAATGGATGTGGCATCAGAGTAAGTCTGTGCTGTGCCACCGATTCTGGTCACAGTTGCCTTGTTCACAATTGTCTTATCATCGAGGGCAAAGGTAATTCCTGCATAGTTAATGCCTGTGCCATTTTGGTTAAAGATTGTTGGACTAGCTGCTTGAGCATCATAAACGAATTGACGACCCTTGAAGGTTGCCACGCCATTCTCGTCGATGTAAAACGCGCCCTGCTCTGTGAACTCAGCAGTCTGTATTGCTTCTAGGACTGTGCGAGTTGTGCCAGGGTCTGCCACGCAAGTTGTAGCACCTGTGCCAATGCTAGTAAAGGCAGGCGGCCAGGCAATCATGGTAAGGATAGATTGAACGCGCTGTGCAGTTGTCTGCCCTGCTGTGCCGCCTGTAACCGTTGTAATGCCTGAGTTATACATCAAGCGGAATGCGTCATAGCAGATAAAGGTTACATAACCTGTTTCTTGACCTGTTGGATAGGTATAGCGATATTCGGTGATGTAACCGCCAAATAAGCCATAAGTAACTCCGCCATAGATAGCAGATGCCTGAATCTTCCTAAGTGGCTGTAATAGCCCGAAATAGGGGCTAGAAGTGTTCTGTGGGTTGAAGTCACCGTTTGGATCAACAACTCTGATGGTTGCCTGTCCGGACTCGTAATTATCCTGCAAAAGGTTGCGACCTCTGCGAGTCGAGATGTTTGTCGTCTGAGCAGAAACATCGACAATTACAGGAACGCTAGATGCAAGTTCAGCAAAGCCTAACTGTGAAGTACCCAAGATAAACGGATTACCGAATGAAGCTCCACCCGATAGATTTATCTTGACAACAAGGGTTGCTGGTAATGCCATTATCTGTACGCAGTCGTATAGGAGATTGGGATTCCAGAAGCCTGATTATTGTAGATGCCTTGAGTAATGGCATTGACTAGATCGCGCTCAGTAGTGACTGAGCCTTGCACATTTACTGAAATGTTCGTTGTGCGAGATTCAGCAGCTCTAAATGTTCCAGCACCAAAGTCCATAGACAATGCTGTGTTAGGAATGCCACCAGATACCGCTGTTGGGTCATTGGTCATAAAAGTTGATGTGCCTGCTGTAACTGGAGTGTTACCAGTTAAGGCTTGAAGCTGTGCAAGTTCGTTTTGAACCTTGTCTAGCAATGCTCGAATGGCTGCAAGAATGGCTTGGCGGAATGCTTCTAGAGCATCGGTTGCTTTATTGGCATTCATAATTTGACCAGCAAGAGCAGCGTTCTGATCCTTGATAGCAATAAGAGATAGAAGGCGCATCTTTGTTTCACCATCAGTTGCCTGATTCATAGCAGCAAATAAGCCAATGCGCTCTACATCGAATTTCTTTTCTAGTTCTAGAAGGGCTAACTGATCGCCTGTGAGAACAAGTTTTCTAGCAGTATTGTCGTTGTCAATCTTAGATAAAATGTTCTTGGACTTTTGAAGTCTAATTGCATCGGCATTGGCTTTATCGATGGCTTTGCGTTGTCCAGGCGATTGGGCTGGAGTACCTGCTGAACGCGCTTTACTTGATTGACCTAATCTTGATAAAAGTCCAATACCTGAAATCTGAGTACCAGCGGCTAAAACATCACCAATGAATCCTGCACCGGGTATAGACTTGATTGCCTTTGTAAGAACACCAATGCCATAGATTGCATTACCAATTTGAGTGGCAAAACTTTCCATTGCGGTTGTTGCTCCGCCAATGCCTTCTTTGCCTGCAACCATTTGCATAGCATCAAGCAGGTCTTTGCCAATAATCTCTTTAGCGTTATTAGATGCAACTGTGAGTTTAGCGATTGCTCCTGAGTAGCCTTCGGCAGCAGCTAAAGCCTGACCTGAGAACTTCTTTGTCAGTTCTGCTGTAATTAAGTCTAAGTCACCAGATGCGAGAGTGGCTTTAGATAAGCCTGCACCTAGACGGCTAAGGGCTGTTGTTTGCCCTCCATAAGCCTTTGCAAGTGCCATGGATACAGCACCTAAGTCTTTGCCTGTACCTGCGGCAATATCAAGGGCTAAAGCTAAACCATCTTGTGACTTCTTAACATCGCCTGTGGCTGTAAGAAGGGTTCTAAACGCTGGGCGAAGGTTGTCATCAAGAACGCCAGTAGCGCGTTGTAAGTCACCAATAAACTTTTCAACCTCGATGGATGCAAATGCGTTGCCTGTATTGGCTAAGGCTAAGGCTAATGATCGTGCAGCCTTCTCATCGGCTGCAAATGCTTTGACTGACTGTTTACCAAATGCGTATAACTTAGAAGCAGCAAAGACTCCAGCAAGTTGCTTACCTAATTTTGCAACGCTTTTCTCTAACTTCTGTGTAGCAGTTTCTGCCTGCTTAAATGCTTTATTGCCAGTGTATTCGGCTGCAATATCAATTACTACATTAGCCATCAGCGAGTGCCTACCATTCGATTGAAAGTCTTGCCAGCATTGTCAATAGCCTTTAAAACAGCCTTTGTAGCGTTGCCCTTGTCATTTTCCCAAGCCTTATAAATCAAGCGACCACGCTCTTTGCCTGATCCTGTAAGTGGGCCCATTGCCTGAGCAAAGTTAGGACGAGCCGATGGCTTTGTGCCTGGAGCGCGGCGACCTGCTGTTTCATAAATAGCACCAGCTGCTGAACGGTTACGAATCTGTGCTAATGCTGTAAAGCCTCTGCGATTAGGCTTCGATGGTGTTGTCTTGTAACCAATGCCACGCTTAACGATTGAAGCGTTAAACACAGGAAACTTACCACCTTCTCTAGCCCAGTTGCTTAACGGCGAGGTAGTGACGAATCCTCTAGCTTCTTTTACAACAGGCTTAAGAACGCTAGCAATTTCCTTTTGTGTTTCTTTGCCTAATTCAGGAGCGAAGTTACGAAGTGCCTTGCGAAGTTCAACGCCGCCTTTGACGGTTGCTGGCATCTCTCGCCTCCTTCGCTTCATCCTGTAGAACCTTGATTAGGTTCTTTAGCATTACTTCATCTAGTTCTAATAATTGTTGTGGCGCGATCCCGAGTCTGACACTTAATTTAGCAATCAGATAGGTGATCGAGTCGCGCCCTAAGCCAAAGGGTCATCATCGAGAACTTCAACGCTAGTTAAAGTTTCAATGAATCCTTCTCCGAATGGCTTAACAGTTTCACCCGAACGGCGGATACATTCCCACGCTAGCCAAAAGATATCGCTCTGCTTCTGGTCTTCAATAAACGCCTTATGGAATCCTTTTTTGGCGTAAATCTCAAAACCGTACTGCACCAATGGAGTGATTGGGTATTCCCCAACTTGTCCATCTGCCCTTGTTACTTTTAACTTTGCCATGCTGTGCCCCTTAGTTTAGTTGTTTAGAAAGTACCTGTTGTGGCTACTGCAACTGTTGAGTTAGCAGTAAATGTGATTGATTGTGTACCAATATCGCCAACAGCACCATTGATGTCTGTTGTGTTATTGACTA